GGACTCTAAGGCCGAACAGCAGTCGCCCAATACGTCAGGAACTGGCAAGGTAACTGTCGGCGGCAAAGTTTGCAGTTCTTGGTTGACCGACAGCAAAGCCGCATCGTAGGACGCGATCAGAGACTCAGAACTAAACGTCAGGCCAGAATCGTCAATAACCGCCGTGGCAATGTCGTTAAGCGACAGAAAGAACAAATACCAAGCGCGGTCGATCAGACCCGTGCGAGGGTCGATCAGCGGCACTCGCGGTGGCGTGATCGGCGTTGGCGTAGCGTTAGGGCTAGGCATTCGTTGGACTCAGAATAAGTTCTGCGCCCATGATTGCAATCTTCACAGGATCAGTGCCAGACGCTTCATAAACACGATCTCGCAGTTTGACGGTCATGCCAAGCCGGCGCCAGATTACACGTTTGTAATACTGGCCGATCTTGCCCATGGATGCCCAATGCTCGTTTGACCATGTGTGGCCACCATCGTCTGACCAACGAAGCATGATCTGAGGATCTTCGCCTTGGCCTAAGTTAATGCCCACGCCAGACTCGCAATCCATCTGCAACATGTGCTGGGTTGTGCGGCGCAAGTTGTTCTGGCCAGTCGGCAACGCACGCCATGAGCGCAACCACTTCTGGATGCTGCCGTTGTCGCTAAAGTCGTCTAGGTCAAAAGCGTAGATGTTGCCGTTGTCAAAGTCACCGACAACAACCTTGTTGTTGAACGCCATCTGGCAGTTACTGCGGTGACGGGTAAAGTTGCCATCAACAAAGCCCGCACGCTCATGCCAGGCTTGTGTGGCGGCGTCATAGACCCAAGTCGTGTTAGCACTAGGGAAAACCAGTACATAGAAACTGTGGCCGTCTTGCTGATATGTGTACGCAATAGCGTCCGACAAGTCAGCGTATTGCTGAATCTGCCATTCAACAGCGTGTGTGGAAATGCGCACGCCCGAATAACCATTGGCGCGGTAGACAATACCCTGACCACGGCGGTCGCGGCCAAGCCAGAACAGGCCGTTGTCCATCTTGGCAACCGAGTAAGGGGCAGCGCAGCCCAACTCATTGAACGCGCCTTGGATGCGCTGTAAGGGGAAGTCAGTCGCGCCAGAGTCGTACCAGACTTCAATTGAATTTGTGCCAAAGGCCCAGACTTCGCGGAAGTTGGACACCACGGCCACCAAGCCGTCAGGCGAGCCTTCAGTGCTTGCAAAGTCGAGTGGGTCGATGGACGTGCCGTCTAGCAGCTGTGTCACCCACAGCAACTGGCTGTTGGGCTGGTTAAACACAAAGTAGCCGTCCAGATAGCAGACAGTCACAGCGCCTGGAAAGTCTGGGTCGGTGATCTGGCCAAAGGCGTTTGTCGTGTTGTTGTAGATGTAGCTGGGGCCGTTGGCCGCAATGAACAACTGCGTGCCGTTGTCAGCCAGACTGACAGGGCCAGTACCGGCAACAGTGCCAATCAGCGTGGCCACATACGAGGTGTTGATCTTGTAAAGCTGAGTGCCAGACACCACAAAGGCCGTGCTGTCGCTAGACGAAAACGCCCACAAGCCACGGATCGGGCCGTTGCCAATCGTGTTGAGTAATTTAAGACCTGGGGCGCGGTTCAGGAACGCAGGCTCTTTACCAGCCTCGGGGACAATCTCAGGGAAGAGATTGACCATGCGAGCGTCTGCCGCATTAACAGACCTTGTGACGTAGGTCGAGCCAAGGATAGGCGTTTTCATCAATAGTTACCGGCATAGATGTTGAAACGCTGGCGGTTGGCCACCAATGCGTAAGGCAGTGCCATCACATCGTCGGGGTTGTTGATGCGCTTCAAATCACGCTTAGAAGTCATGGCGATGCGCTGCACTTGTGGGCTTGGCTCAACGCCAAACTCAGGGGCAAACTCCATGGCCAAGTTGTAAGTAAACGCACGCAGATAGCCTGGTGGGTAGTACAACACCGTGGACAAGTTGGCTGGGTTGTTCAACTCTTGAACCGACACAAAGTGAAACTCCAAGTTTTGCGTGGGCCTTGGATAGACGTACATCTCAATGTTAGGGAACGTCATGTTCACCCACATCACTTGCGGGTATGTAGACGTTACGGTCTTAACAGCGATGCCGTTGTACTGTTGCTGGTTGATGAATTTAATACCATACGACACATTGTTGGGCGCTCTGAAGTATGTAGAGTCGTCAAGCAAAACGGGGCGAAGGCCAATAAAGTCACCAGACGGGCCAAGGGTGCGGCTGATAGCACTGGCGGGCCATGTGAAGATTTGATCTTGCGTGGAGAAAACTGACAGACGCTCGGTCTGCCAGCTATCAATCATTTGGTTGAGCGCCATTAAGGCGTCTTGAGAAGTAGCAGCGGAGGGCGTTTCGCCTTCAGCAAGCACACCGAGAAGCCGAAGGGCACGTTCAATTTGTTGGCCAGCGGTGTACGTTGTCATGCTTAAACCTCTTCAGTAATCACTTTTCTACGGCGCTTAACTTCCAGCACGTTCACAGGAGCCGCTTCGGGTTCGGAAGGCGTGTCTGGATTATAGCGAGTCCAGCCGTTTCTTTCATCCATCTCAGCTTCTAAATCCATGGTCGCCACTTTAGCGCCATGTTCGGGATGTTCAAGATAAATAATCATAATTTAAGAATGGGGGTGATTAGCCCCCATTTGGTTTAGGCCAACAGGCCAAGTGTTTGCAACTTGGCTTCAAGTTGCGCCACTCGCGTTTGCAAATTTGCAACTACTGACAACACAGAGTTACCCTCGTCTTTAGTAACAAAACCAAAAGGCGTGGTAGATGTCAAGTCTTGAATTGCATAATCTGGCGTGCCAGGTGCAGTAGACGTGATTGTGGTCAAAGCAGCGGTATTAGCCGCAGGCTTCGTAACAGGGGTTGCACCAAAAAATCCAGCAGTACCGCCACTAGCACCCATAACAGCGCCATCTAATTGCTGGTCTTCGTACGCAACGCCAATCGGTTTGGTGTTTGTAGGCATGATTGTTCCTTTAAAAATGAGGGCCGAAGCCCCCATTATTTACTTCAAGAACGCTGAATAGGCAGCGTCACCGGTACGCACAAAACGGTATGTGTGTGCGCCGAAACGTGCAACAGTCACAGAGCCAAAGATCGTGATACCAGTGCCTGTGGTGACAGGAACGGTAGACGAGGAGCCAGTGTTGTTGTTGTTGCAAATTGTCAACTCAAAAGATGAGCCAACTTTTGCGCTAGGGATAGCTGCATCGAGCAACGCTGCTGTGGGCAGAGTCACGGTCAATGTAGCATCGCTGCCTTTGTTGCAAACAACCAAACCAACAGCTACTTGAGCAGCGGTCAACGTAGTGTCGCCAGTCAAGGTTGCGGGAATAGTTTGTACGCCGAGTACAGCTTCTGTCAGATTGCCGTCACCAACTTGGTAACCGCCTGCGCCATTAGGTAATGCCATGATAATTTCCTTAAAAAGATGTTAAGACGAAAGGGGCCGAAGCCCCAATCAGATTAGCCCCAGATACGGCAGGCCATTTGTGGACGGATCGTGCTGAAGCCGTACAAAACGTCAATACGGCAAGGCATACGGTCGTTGTTAATATCGTACTGGCGAACCACACGCAAGCTGATACCGTTGTGAACGGCACGAGCAGCCATGTCAACACCTTGTGGCAACAGCAAGTCAGCAGTTGCGAAAGTGATGGCGTCTTTGTGATAGACCAAGTTCTGAGCGTACTGGCTAGATGCAGCACCCACGAACACGACAGCCTTACCAGCGACAGGGAAGCTGTCAACGGTGGCCAAAGCGTTGTTGGCGGTGTAAATAGGAGCAACGGTCACAACGATTGCAGTGCCGCTGGCAGTAGCGTCAGCCAAAGCAACGAACTGGAACAAAGAACCAGTGGACTCACGGGTCTGTGGGTTCACAGCGAAGCAATCAGCAACAGTGAACACGTCACCGGCTTTAACTGTCAGGCCAGAGCCGATGGTCAAAGCAATGCTTGCAGCGCCTTCAGAAGACACAGTGGTGGTCACAGAGTTACCGGTGGCAACGCGAGAGCCAGTTGTGAATTGCTTGATAGACTGAGACATGTTGATCTCGTCAAAGCCCAACACGCCAGTGCCCATCATGCCGTTCTTGAATTGCTTGCTGATAGTGTCTGTAGGATTGAACAGACCTTTCATGCCTTCAACCAAGCCAGCGTTAGCAGCAGGGTTCACGGTAGCGTAACGTGGGGACATCACAGCTGCGTTCTCGTTCAGCTTCTGCTGGGCTTGCAACAAGACCAAAGAAGTAGAAGGAGTGGTGCCAGGTGTACCAACGGTGTTACCGATTGATTTGTACGCATTGGCCACGTCAGCATCAATGGAAGATGCCAACTGGCTGATACGAGGCTTTAACACACGCTCAGCGAAGTCATCCAATTGCATGGTCAATTCAGCAGATGTGAAGTTGACACCGATGTGCTTTTGGCTGGCAACGGTCAAAGTGGTGAACTGCTCGTTGTCGTCTTGCACTTGCAAGGCGGCGCCGTCAGTTACCAAAGCGCGGTCGGGTAAACGAATACGCAGGGTTGAACCGATCTTAGCACCTTCAACAGCAAAGCTGTCGTCGTACTGGCGGTTCACGTTACGGGTGATCACAAGGTTGTTCTCAAGGATTTCGAGAGCTTTTCTTGTGATCATGTCGATCGTCAGAATACTGTTTGACATTTTAAAAGTCCTTTAAAAAAATTAGCGGGTCTGCGATTGCAGCTTCTTAATCTGCCTTGCACGTTCAGCTTCAATCCACTGGGATGCCGTCATGCTCTTGATAGAGCGAGGATCCGTCGTGTCCAAAGTTGTCGCTCCTGCGGAGCGTGCAGTAACAGGAGAAATCGGCGCTGGCGCAGATGTTGTTTTCTTGACTGGGGGCGCGTCAGCCAATTTGGCCTCAATTTTCCCAATCTCTTTCGCCTGACCGAGTGGCGTCATACGCGAGATACGATCTGCTTCTTTTGGATTTGAGCCAAGGTAGTACGCTAACTCAGGCCCAATGTCCGAAGACTGGATCGTTTCAGCCATCACGTTTGTGATCGGCAGTTTGGGGTTGTAAGCGACTTGTTCAAAGTCATCGTACTTGTCCCGTGCTTGCTCTTCACGCTCTTGATAGCTTTCGAGAACGGCTGATTGCTGCTTGGCTGCTTCACGTTTAGCGATCAGTTCTTCGGCTTTCTGGTAGGCCATTGCTTCTGCATAGGCTTCAGGAGACTCGAACTGGTCAACGTTGGCAGTTGGTGCAGCTTTCACGATTTGCGTTTCCGCAGACCGATTTGCTTGCTCTCTTTCCCACTTACGTTGCTCTCTTGCGAGGCGTTTGCCGATCATCGCGTCAATTTCAGCCTGGGAGTACTTCTTTTCCTCTGTGGCCTGATCAACTTGGTTCTCAGCGACTTCCGGCGTACTTTCAGCAACTTCAGGTGTGGCCGTCACATCCGTGGTTGGCGCGGAGTCTAC